AACCGCGCAGACTAACACGCGCCAGCCGCGTCGCCGCCTGACGCCTGTGATGCCGCCTGTGTTGCGGCGGTTTGCAGCGATAACCATTGTAGCCCCGTCGACGGCTTGGCGCGCGGCTAGGCTTCAGGCCATGGCGCGGACTGGCAGCATGCTCGCGCCCGCGCGTCGTAGCGTGCCGGCTCGGGCGATGGCGCCTATAACGCGCGAGGCTGCGACTAGCGCCATGAGCAGCGGACCGCCAACAGCCGCGCTGCCGGACCGAACGGACGCCATGCGGCCGGCGGACATCGGGCAACTAACGGGGTTTGTGACGGACGCGCTGGCCCGCGCCGCTAGCCGGCCGCCAATCGGATACACCGGCGTAGATGACAGACTAACGCCGATGTTCGCAGGCACGGTTGGCGTTCTATAGATGCAGGCGGGAGCAATGCCATGGCCTTGAGCGACGTCGCACTGCTGCTTGGCCCGGTTGCTTTTCAGGGCTTTGAAATCCCGGATCACATCGGCTTTGGTGGCGAACAGCGCCTGGCGGTACATGATCTGCCGGGCGGCCAGCGGGTGATCGATACGCTGGGCGCCGCACCTGCGGATATCGCCTGGTCCGGCGTTTTCAGCGGTGCCGATGCCACGCAGCGCGCCCGCACGCTGGACACGCTGCGGGTACAGGGGGCCGTGCTGACGCTCAGCTGGGATGTATTTTTCTATAGCGTGGTGATACGGAGTTTCGAAGCATCCTATCATAATGCCGCCTGGGTTCCCTACCAGTTGCGGGTGACCGTGCTGCTGGATGCGGCTCAGCCAGTGGCTGGGCTTGCCGAGACGCTGGTGGCTGACGCGCTGGGCGATGCCGCGTCCGCGGCCGGCTTTGCCACCGCGGCCGGCGTGGATGTATCCAGCGTGCAAACCGCGCTGGCCCAGCCCGGGGCGACCGTACTGCAAACAGCGGCTTATGTTAGCGCCAGCGCGGCAATTGGCGTGGCGCAGAACGCGGTGCAGAGCGGGCTGGACGCGTCTGGCACATCGCTCGCCGTCTACGCACAGGGGCTTGGCGGCGCGCCCCAGGTCAGCGCCATGATCGTGCAGGCGGGCAATGCAGCCTATCTGTCCAGTGCTAACACCTATTTGGGCCGGCTGGCTCTTAACATGCAGAATGCGAGTAGCTGATGCAAACTCTGTCGGTCGTGGGCGGCAATCTGTTCGCCATCGCCGCGGCGCAGTTGAATGACGCGACGCAATGGATACGGATCGCGCAGCTGAACGCCCTGGACGATCCGCAATTGTCGGGGCTGGCGGTCATCGCCATTCCGCCCATGCAGCCTAGCGCAACGGGCGGGATCGCGCCGCAATGAGCCTATGCCTGGCGCCGCGGGCGCGCGTGCTCGCTGATGGCGCAGCGCTGCCGGGAGTGATGCAAGCAGAGGTGATCAGCACGAACCACTACGCTGCTGATAGTTATAGTGTTCAACTGGCCTTGACGGCGGATCCGGCAGGGCTGGCAGGCTGGGACGATCGCACGGCGAGCCTGATAGAGGTGCAGATTGGGCTTGGTCCGCAGGGCGACTGGACCAGTCTCGTGACGGGCCATATCGACAGCCTGGAGGCGGACCCGGTCGCCGGGATTGCCACGATTTACGGCCGCGACCTGACCGCGCTGTTCATCGAGGCGCGCACGCGCGAGGCATTTGCCAATCAGACCGCCAGCGACATAGCAACCTTGCTCGCGGGCCGGCAAGGATTAAGCGCCGCGGTCACGCAAACCACAACGCCGATCGGCCGCTATTACAGTGACGGGCATGAACGGCTGACGCTGGACAGGTTTGCCCGCGCGAGCACGCAATGGGACCTGCTGGTGTGGCTTGCGCAGCAGGAGGGGTTTGATGTCTTCGTGCAGGGCAGCACATTGCATTTTCAGCCAGAGGCGAGCGGCGCCACGCCGGCGCTGGTGTTGCAGGCCACAGCGTTAGCGGGCGTGCCGGCCAATATTGCAACCCTGCATCTGCATCGGGAGATGACCCTCGCGCGCCCGCTGTCGGTAACAGTGAATAGCTGGAACAGCCAGCAGCAGACCACCTTCAGCCAAATGGCCAGCCGCAGCGGCAACGGCACGCCACGCGCTTACGTCTATGCGCGGCCAAATCTAACGCCCAATGCCGCATGGTCGCTGGCGCAGAACAAGCTCGCCGCGCTGACACGCCATGCCTATGTGTTGACGGCAACGATGCCTGGCGAGCTGAACCTGGCGCCCAGGGACACTGTGAGCCTGGTTGGAACCGATAGCAGTTTCGATCAGAGCTACGTGGTGGACGAGATCGTGCGCAGGATCGATGTGCGGCACGGATTTACCCAGACCGTTCGCGCCTGCACACCAGGCACGGCAATGGCGGGCGCGTGATGCAGCGGCTATTCAATGCGTTGAAGTCCCAGGCGGCGGCGCTGGATGCGTCCGTCGCGCAGCCGCGCTTCGGCGTTGTCAGTTCGGTCGATCCCAGCACCTACACCGCCCGCGTGCTGCTGCAGCCCGAGGGCGTGCTGAGCGGCTGGCTGCCGGTGCTAACATCCTGGGCAGGCAACGGCTGGGGCGTCGTCTGCCCCCCCGTGCCAGGTCAGCAGGTGTTGGTGGTGGCACAGGAAGGCGACGCCGAGCACGGCGTTATTGTCGGATGCGCGTTCAGCACGCAGATGCGGCCGCCAGCGGCGCCAGCGGGTGAGTTGTGGCTGGTACATGAGTCCGGAAGTTTTCTCAAGTTGCTTGGGGATGGCAGCATCGCCGCGCAGGCCACCCAATTCGCCCTATCGGGCACGGTTGCCGTGACCGGAAATTTGACGGTGAGCGGGACGATCACCGATGCCAACGGGCAGGTGGCAACGGCATCCGGCGGCTGAACGGCTTGCGACGGCGCGACGTAACCCATCGGACAGACCAGGGTGGTCATGGATATTTCGCATAATTTCGGCGGCGACCTGTCGATCGGCCCAACGGGCGATATTGCGCTGGCGGATGGCGCCGTACTGGGTCAGCAGCGGGTGCTACGGCGGCTGCTAACCAATACCGGTGACTATATCTGGAATATCGGCTACGGGGCCGGGCTTGCTCAATTCGTCGGCCAGCCGGCCAATGCGTTGCAGATACAGGCCGTGATGCGCAGCCAGATGTTCGAGGAATCGTCCGTCGCGACCACACCGGCGCCGGCGATCAATGTCTCGGCCGATGCCGCTGGCAGCGTCTCCGCGCAAGTCATCTACACCGATGCGCCAAGCCAGCAGGCGCAAGTTCTGTCCTTCAGTCTGGGCTCCTGATCATGCAGCTTTCGCTCCAGAACTTCTCCGCGCTGATGCAGACCATGGCGGCCGGCGTGCAGGGTGCGGCGAGCCAGTTCCTGGACCTGACAGTGGGGTCCGTTCTGCGCGCGATACTGGAGGCGAATGCCTCGATCGCGCTGTGGCTGCAATGGCTGATTGTAAGGGTGCTGGGCGTTACCCGCGCCGCCACCAGCACCGGCCCCGATCTGGATAGCTGGGTTGCGGACTTTTCACTGACCCGCCTGCCCGCCACGCCAGCGTCTGGCACCGTGACGCTCTCGCGCTACACCCCCACGCTCGCTGCCTTTGTTCCGCTCGGCGCACAAATCCGCAGCGCCGATGGCAGCCAGACCTACACCATCGTGGCGGCCACCACGCTGCCCAGTTGGAATGCGGTGTTGAACGGCTACCAGATCGCCGCCGGGGTCAGTTCCATCGATGCGCCGGTCACTGCAACCACGGTCGGCGCCGCCGGAAATATTCAGGCTGGCACAGCAACCGTGCTCGGCTCCGCGGTGCCGGGCGTGGATACGGTCACTAATGCCAGCCCCTTCGCGGGCGGGGCGGATGCGGAAACCGACGCGGCGCTGCGGGCCCGGTTCGCCGCCTATATTCAAAGCCGGTCGCTGGCGACTCCGCTGGCCATCACCACCGCCATTGCTGGGCTGCAAACCGGGCTGAACATCGCGATCGCTGAAAACTCCGATGCGGCAGGCAACACCGTGCCAGGGAGCTTCCTGGTCACGCTGGATGACGGAAGCGGCAACCCGCCGGCATCCTTGCTGCAGGCTGCGACGGCTGCTGTGGATGCTGTTCGGCCCATCGGCTCTGTCTTCGCGGTGCGCGGGCCGGTGGCCTATTCAGCGACCGTGTCGATGACCCTGGCCGTCAGCGATCCTACCACCCTGACCACCGCAACCTCCGCCGTGACCGCCGCATTGACAACCTATATCAATGCGCTGCCCGTAGGTGCGCCGCTGGCCTGGAGCCGGCTCGCCCAGATTGCCTATGACGCCTCGCCGCTGGTGACCAATGTCACCGGTGTCACCCTGAACGGCGCGAGTAGCGATATGATCGTGCCCGGCTTCGCGGTCATCAAATCCGGCGCCGTGACGGTGGCATGACATGGCGCTGCTGACCCTTTCGCCCACCGCCGGAACCCAGCCGGATATTGTGGGCCGCCTGAAAAGCGTGCTGCCAAATAGATGGTTCGCCGACACCACACCGGTGCTGGATGCTATTCTGAACGGCCTCGCGGCCGGCTGGACCGGGCTGTTCACGCTGCTGTCCTACGTGCAGTTGCAAACCCGCATTGCCACTGCCACGGATGTGTTTCTCGATTTGATCGCACGGGATTTCTTTGCCGGCGGCATTACCCGCGCGGTGGGTGAGCCCGATGACAGCCTGCGCGCCCGCATCGACAGGGCGCTGTTGGCCCCACGCGCCACGCGTTCTGCGCTGGCCAGTGCCATAACAGACCTCACCAACCGTGCCCCACTCATTTTCGAACCCGCGCGTATCGAGGATACCGGAGCCTACTGCGTTGCGCCTACGCTAGCCTATAATACCGCAGGCGGCTGGGGCTGCCTCGCACTGCCGTTCCAGTGCTTCGTGCACGCCTATCGCCCCGTCGGCGCTGGTGTGGCGTATTGCGCCGGGTATGGCAGCGGGGCAGGGGGGTATGGCGCAGGCGCATTCCAGTACGCGTCGCCTGCATTGGCCGCAAGCACCGTGCGGGACACCGATATTAGCCTTGCCATCGCTGCCACCATGCCCGC